GCTAATTTTGATACCATCTTCAGTTTTCTTTAAATGAACTTTGCTGCTTTCTGCGAAGCAAATACAAGCAGAGATGCCAGAACCATTAAAAATCATATTGCCGCAGTCTGGGCAGGAAACTGTTTCACTTTTATTTAAATGTATGTGAAATTCTTTCTTATGTATTTTCTTCTTACGGTGTTCAAGAAACTTGTTTAACTTCTTGGAGCCTTTCTCCATCGGCACGGCCGGTTCCGCCACAGATTTATCAATCCCACTCATTTCCTTCTGATGTTCAACCGCCGCTGGGGTAAATACCGAAGGAATGGAAACTACTCGTTCTTTTCTAAACAAACGGCTAGGATCTTCAAGGTGAACTGGTGGCGCTATAACTGGAGCTGGAGCGACGTGTGGCACGGCCATTGAATGAGTGAGCTTTTGAAGAATAAGGGCTTCTATGGCATCTTTTTGAGCTATCTTTTGATCTACTACTTGATTAACTAAAGCGTGTAGTGCGAGTCTTTCATCTATAAAGTGTTTTAAAGCTGCTTCAGAGTGTTTCTCTTCAGGCTTCTCTTCTTCAAGCTGTTCCACATCATAGAGTTCGAAGGCGGTCATTATAACTAGGCCGACCCCAGGGATAGAGCGATACATGAACTCGGAGATCTTTTTACCAGCTATCGCTATATAACCGGTATAGACATCTCTTTCAAGCTTTGTAACCGACATGACCGGATCTTCAGGCAATGGCAAATGAACTTGCTTATCTTCACCGATACCCATTGGAGATAATTCTTTAATGAGCAAAGCCAAGATCACCTTTGGTACAATCTTTAAAGCGGCTTTAATTTCGATAGGATCTGTAGTTGTCTTTGTGCCAATTTTATATAGCTCGACCTTCTGTAAAGATTCTAAGAAATCTTCACCCAAGGCTTTGCTTAAAAAATGGATCGCATTAGAAGACATTGTGACCTCTTAAGCTTGTTGAGTTATAGAAGTTGAGTCACTTACTAAGAAGACTAAAAGTGTTGAAGCGCTAGCGATTACCCATTGATATTGGTAAGCTGAAACGTAAGTCCAAGCATTTGGAAGGCAAGGAATGCCTACTTGGCCAGTGGCGTTTGTAACTCCAGGCGCAAGAACTGTAACTGCGGAGCTAGTTCCAAAGGTGATCGATCCAAGTGAACTAGAGTTGTTGTAGATGGCTAAACTCTTACCTTTCGCAGGTAGAGCTAGTGCTGAGGTAGCGTTGGTAGTAAAAGTAACGCCGTCTCCTGAAAGCAATGGATCTAAGGCTAAACCAGTGGTAGTAGTCTTGACAGCTCCGGCAGCATGTGAATAGGTCAAATTGCCTAGTGCTCCTAAGTCCTGTGTAGCTGCTGGTGGAAAAGTTCTTTTAAATATAGCCATGATCATATCCCCTTACTATAGTATATCATTAATAAGATTGCGGGTTTAGGTATAATTTAAAGCTATCCCGCATTGTAAGTACTTGTTATTCGGTATCTTCCCCGTGTTCAATGTTACTCATATCAACTGGGATGTAGTATTGATTCGGATTCTGCGGTATTGTAGGAGCTTCTTGCGTTCTAGAAGGCGTCTTAGGTTTCAATGGGTTAGATGTATCACCTTTGTTTTTATTATGGTAAAGATATTCACGAGTTACGATCGCTTCAAAAGGCATTCTTTGCGGCGATCTGATGTTCCCAGCTGTAATGTTGGTGATACGGACTTCTTTAAGAATTGTAGTTACATACCAGAAAGCTCTATAAAGGTATCTTACCGAGTAGATGTTACCGCGACCGGTTTCTGGGTTTATGCCTGGATTGTTACCATTGGAAAGCCATTTGATATTACCGCTAGCCGTGATGATAAAATCTATGTTAGGTTGATAAGTTTGATTCTTAGAATCTATAATATTACCATCGATAGTCGAAATAGGGAACATTGTTATATTGTCAAAATTAGGATTGAATTCCATTTTCTCGTAGTTTGCAACTTGAGTATCGGCATTTGGATCTGCGATGTAAACTCTATCGCCAGGTGCTAAATATATTCTTGGACCATCGGCTAGAACTGCATTATTGTAGAATCGAGGCATGATTAAACGACTTTGAGAAGGATCATATATGCCACCGTCGTTGCGGTTTTCCTGACGTTGGTTGTCTACTATAGTTGCTGTGAAAATGCCGCCGAATTGATATAACATGCCATTTGACGTTATGGTATCTACTCCATCGGAACGACGATAGTCACCGATGTCACTTTGACCAATGGTACTTGGCATTGCTTTATAATGCATGAAATCGACGCCAAGGCTTGTGACAAAGATGTCTAATCGATTTAGATCAAATGACTGCTCGTTAATTGGCGCAAATGGAATTATAGTAGGTATCTGTATACCGGTAGGTATTCGGTTAGACATATTATTAACCTATAGTTACCTTATTAGCCTTGGACATTAGAGCTTTTTCAGCTATTGCACCTGATAAAGCTTTAGTAAACCTAGACTCTAAGGGAAGCGTTTTAACCAAAAGGGAATTATCCTTTAAGGTGGAATTCACTACGTGAATATCCATTCCGTGTTTTGTTAAGTGAAAATTAACATATGAGCCAGTTTGTAGCGAATAAATATCATATCCAGATTTCTTTAGATCTTCACTTAGAAATTGAGAATGACTGATCAAGGATAAATTGTCTAAAGAACTGGCGCTCTTCATTAACGCTGGCTTGAATTCCGAATGTTGTTTAGCCATATGATGACGTACAATTGCTGGATGAGATCCAGCGGCCATGACCGAACTTCCGTCCGTAGCCATGTATAGACCTCCACGAGTTCTAAGCATAGTAATCGGTTTATCTTTTAAAGTACCTATTAATTCCTTACTAACTATTTCGTTTGGATGAATATCCATATTAGCTCTCCTTATCTATACGTTTAAAAGTATAACCCTTTGTATGTTTAAATTCACCTTTTAAAACTCTATATACCGATCTATCATCTAAATGTAATTCTAAGCACATTTTTGTAATAGAAGAATAAATAATATCGTTTTGAACACACATTATCGGTTTAGAATTTGCAGCAGAAATCTTTGCTTTTTCTTCCTCGGTCCACGCCTTATCGGCATTTTTGGCTGCAAGTTCAGGTTTTTTCTTTCCCCAGCAGCTGTGGTTCATTCCTCGTCTATTCTTACTCCAATTAGCTTTATTTTCATCAGAATGAGTTTTACCATAAAAGGAATTAGTTTTACCGGTTTGTTTTTCAGAGATAGATTTCAATGAAACTGAAGTGTCCTTAGTTAATCCTTTAGCCCAAGAAGGTGTACCTAATTTTCCAGATTCCCCACCAATCGAATGATTGTATCCCATAGTAGAATCAGTGCTGTTATATTGACTGATATAGAATTGTTCTTTATTACCTAGTTCTTTAATATCACAAGATTCTAGAATAGATATTGAAAAATTCTCTATACCATATTTTCTAATAGCTGTATGTAAATGCGTTTTAGTTCCTCTTTTAGCGTCTGATTTATGTTGAATAAAACGTTTTAAATAATTCTGAGTAGTAAGGCCTATGTAGACCTTTCCATTAAGCTCATTCTTTATTATATATATGGTGCCTGTTTTATTTTTCTCTGTCATATGCCGCTCTGATCTTTTTAACATGAAAATGTTGAGAGATAGGTTTATTTTCTTTTATAGCTTTATGTCCTGCACTTATGCCTTGGAACCATGAAAATCCTATCTTTTCAGGATCTTGACCAAAATGGTGCTCCAAACGTGATAAATAACTATGTGCAATTTTACCTTCTAAATCAGGATGTTTTTGCATGTAGTTATGAAGTTCAGGTCCCTTCATACCTAGTATCTTAGAATGTTCACGTTTTAATGCAGGATTCATCTTAACTGTCTCTTGAATAGTTATAGGCATTAATCCATATTGTCCGACAGCACTAGATCCTTGATGCATCCCGCCTTCTACAGGCTTATGATGAGTGTATTTACCTTTGTTAGATTCAACAGAAGAAATAGCATTCAGCATTTTATTATGATCATAGGATGCTTTTTTTGGTGCTACTTGCTGCTGTTGCACAGCAGGCTTAGGAGCTTCCGGACTATTAGCTTGATGTTGGCCAATTGAAGCGCCAGCAATACTTAATGCAGTTCCTATGTTTCTAGCAATGGATTTATCTAACTCTTCATCAGTCTTTTTAACTTTCTCAGGAAGTTTCTTTCCGTGTGTTGCAACGTCCCATTCACGTACGCCAGCTTCGCCGCCAAGTGCTTCTTCGCCAGCAGCTGAATGTCCCCAGCGTGCTTGAGCTTTCGATTTCCAAGGTTTCATTAAAGGTTTGAATTCAGATTTCTCTATCTTTTTACCATAAGTTCCAAGTATTTTATGACCGCGTTTTATTGTGGCTGGACCGAATTCTATTCCAGCTTCTTTAGCAGTTTTTGCGCCAGAGTCTTTGATCTTTTTCCAGGACTCATGATCAAGTGAGATGTGAGGACTATAATCGTAGGCCTCTTTAGGTCCAAGATGTTTGAAATGATCATTATGATGTTTCATTTGAGTAGCGCCAATACCGTATAGTTTTAAAACATGTACGTCATTACCGTATCTATCTTTGAATGTATGAGGCTCAATTCCAGTATGTTCAGGTTTTGGTGGTTCTAGATCATGTTTGCTCGCAATTTCATGAGCCTCTTTGTGATCCTTATGAGGAGTGAGTAATTTAATTGTAGAATGATATGGAATACCATTATCGGATCTAGAATGTTGACCTTTGATAGTTACAGGATGACCAATAATGCTTCCGGTCTCGGCTAGCCTTTTGTAAGTTTCAGGATCTTCAGATTTATGAGTTTTATTCTTATCGCTCACAGATTAAAAATCTCCAATCTTAAATTTGGTACTGAATATACCTTTTATTTTCTTAATATATTCATCGCGTTTTTTAGTAAGTTCAGCTATACGAAGTTCATATATTCTAGGGCCCGGTGACGATGACGACTGACTTATACCGTCTTGACTTTGCGACTGACTGATATTAACAAACCAAGGAGCGATCTCGCTCAAGATCGCAATTGCTGCAATGCATCCTACTAATTCATTAATTATAGTTGGAACTTCGCCTTCTCTATTTGAAACACCTGCAGTGTATTTAACTTGCCAGTACGCAGGAACAAATCCAAGTCCTTGGTTCAAAATAGATAAGAACGCAACACCAGCGGTAGGAGCTGAAGCGGCTATTGTATTAAAACCATAACCGGCTAAAAGCGGAATAATGTTAATTAAGTTCTTACTGAAGTTGGCCGCCTCAATCCATTGTGGTGGAAGTCTAAATATATCTTCATTGTTAGCACTTACGATTGCTACTTCTTCCACCGATATGATAGGACCATGTTCAACACGTAAATGAATATAAGAACGGTACAAAGAACTGTCGAAGGGAAGTTTGTCCTTAAATGCTTCTCTGGTAAGAAAGGTGCCGATTTGAATCTCAGCTTCGTTCATGGCCAAATAGATACGATCCTTAAGCTCAGCATTGGTAAAAGTCGCTCCACTGGAAAACATCAGGTTGATCCCTTTAAGGAATCGACTCACGAGCTGTTCAGGAGTTAAGAATGGCTCTACACGGCGGAGTAATCCGCTAGTCTGTTCAGCATGTACCGGATAAGCTGAGGTTCCATTGGTCTTTTGGTTCTTAAAATTCATATATTCCTATTATACCACAAAGTTATTGGAATGTCTATCTATTCTATCTTATTGAAATCTTTAGTCAAAAAAGTAGTACGTAAAGTTATTTGGCAAAGTACCGTCTGAACCGTCATTCGTATAAGATACTGCGATCATTTGTAAAACCGAGAAAGTCCAAGTCATTGAGCCTTGTGTTACGCTAAATTGAACATCGCCAGACATAGGTGTAATAGTATTTGGAATGTTAAATTGCCAAATCGAAGCATCTGACGGACTAGCTTGAGTACAAGCAATAGTTACTACTTTAGCATCGTCAATACTAGGAAAAGTTACTGATACCGAATAGGGTGTTAAGCCAGAAGTAGCTCCAAGGACATAACGCAAAGGGGGGCTTATAGGAGCTAAAGAAGAAGTGTTGAATAACCCAAAAATCTGAGCACCTGGATTTTGAATCAAAGAGCCCGCAACTTGCTGGTCTAAATCAACTAGTTGAAAATAAAGGGTATTCGGATTCCCGGCTTGAACCGACCATTGATTACCAATAACATAGGAGTTAACAGTGTTAAAAATTTGTATTACTTGTGCCGAAAGTCTCAAGGTAACCTCCAAAGAACTTGACGTACCTCTAAATAGAGGATATACTATAGTAGTAAGATTGCTATGAATTAGTCTTTATTTTCAGCGCATTGAGATAAGCACTTGATTTTATATTGTTTATTATACCCTAAATCCCTTAGTTTAGGTTCGCTCCACAATTCCGAATTTGGCATCATATGGTGGAACCAATCCCATTTTTCTTCCGCATCTCCCCAAAATCTACCTTTGATTTCAACCCATTTATTCTCATTTATTAGATATAAATCCGGCCTGTAAGTTCTACTGTCAGGTAGTGTAAATATATTAGTCTGCCATTTAAAATCTATTTTATTATCATTTAAATAATCAACTATAAAACATTCATAAGTACCTACACATATTAGAGATTCTCCGGTCCTCCAATGGATTTTTGTAAAAGATCTATTCATAGCTTTCGCTGATTTATCAAAGAATTCTTTTTTATGCATATTATGACTTACTCCATATCTAGAGAGCATAGTTTCAGCTATCTTCTTCCCTCGGTTCTTAGGATGACCGCACTTCCTGACTAATACATGTCTAGCCAAAGTCCACCATTCTCCTAATTCACGGTCAATAAAGCGAGCTTTTTTATTCAATCCTTTGTAAGTGGTAGTATCCATGGTGATTCCGAGAGGTATATTGAGTAGATATTTTTTTAAAGTCCTCTGCATCCTCGTATTAGCTGATTTTAACATGCCGCGCCTAGGGTGCTCATGCCCCCTCCTGATGTAATCAGGGTATACCCAAAATTCACCATAAGCAGAGTCAATAAAGAGAGCATTCTTGCGCATTCCTTTAAAGGTATCTTCCTTTACTTTGATATGGGCGGGAAGCGACTGTATTAATGCTTTAAAACTTTTGATTGATTTTTGATTATTATTCATATATAATAAGATTAGGTGCGCATAAGTTAAATGTTCTATCTGAAAGGCAAGTATATGTATTTATTAGAAATTGAGGGTGTAGATGGATGCGGCAAGTCAACGGCAGTAAAATATGTAGTGGAACAATTGAGAATTCGAGGTTACAAAACACTAGAGACTAGAGAAGTAGGCAATATACATATACCATTCTGTTCCAAGCTTAGAGAATTAATTCTAGATCCCGAATACAAATTATCGGGAGAAGCTATGGAGCTTGCATTCTCATGTATGCGAACAGAAAATCAGAGATTCTATAGATCTGTAGAGAATGATTATGATTTTTGCGTAAGCGATCGTGGGTTATTAAGCCATGCTGCCTATGGTGAACATAATGCGACTAGAGAATTTATGGAGGACTTATATTTTAATATACTTAATAAGTATACAATACCTCCCGATATGGTCCTTTTTCTAGACGTAAAACCAGAGATGGCTCTAGCTAGAAGACAGAAACGCAATGGTTTCGTAGATGCTATTGAAGCTAAAGGTCAAGAGTTCCAAGTTAAGGTATTGGATAGCTTTCATAAGTACATTGAACAACTAGACTTACCTGTGACTTTTATTGACGCAAATCAAGATCTTGATAATGTTAAACGTCAAATAGATGAGTTAATTGAGGCATTATGAGAAATAATATAGACAAAGATAATAAACCTCTCAATGGCGAGCATATCAAGACAGTGCACTACTATTCGGGAGTCTTCATGGGGTCCCAAGAAGTGCGTATTGCAGAATATAAAGTATGGTATTTAAATAACAAAGAATTAACCGAACTAGAATTCAAACAATATCAACGTAATAGACAGTTCAACGACAATATCAATGAGGCTTTAAAATAATTAGGGCCGACGTTTTAAGTCAGCCCCCAATGGAGAGTGGCGGAGCGTCCGCCGCTAGGATGTTCTTTTGCTATTAGGTTATAGCGTTACTTTGTAAGGTAGCAGCTGTTTGAGCTAAGATACGTCCGCTTAAAGAAGCACTGGTTACTAAAGCGACGCTTGTTTGCGCTAATACAATACCACTAAATACAGCATTTGCTCCAATGGTTACAGCTCCGGCAACTTGCCAGAAGATATTGGAAGCAACTACTCCACCACTTAGAATGATACTGGTGGAAGCTGACATTACTAATGTACCGGCGATTTGGAATATGAAAATATCGTTTGGTCCACCGGAAATTGTCACGTTAGTTGGAATCGTTACGCCACTTGTCCATTTGTATAGACCAGGAGTTAATGTTAATCCGCCAAGATTACCAGAACCTAGATTTGTAAAATCAGGAGTTGGTCGGCCAGCCGCGTCCGTATAGGCTGTTCCCATGTCACTTATTGCTGTAGTCAAAGTCGCTGGAGTAGGAGAAGCGTAATCTGCTGCGAATACATGTCCGCTTACTAATGAAGAGGTAGAGAAGGTTCCACTTCCATCTAATATTAGACCGAAACCGGTTATTGCCGTTGAAGCTATAGGGCTTACTGCAATAGCGCCAGTGATAAAAGATCCAGCTGTTGTGGAAATGCCAGACTCAGCTAAGATCTTATAGTTAGCAGATGTTCCTAGGTCAACGGTTGCTAAACTGTTAGCGATATTAAAAGTATCGCTAGCGATTGTGAACGAGACTGTCCCGCCGCCGCCGGTAGTGTCAGCTTTAGTTGCTAATAAAGTTTTATTACCGTATAAGTTTATCTTAACCCCTTTACCTACGAAGTCAGCTACACCCGCAACAGCAGCCATGGTTACTGTACCGGATAGAACTCCGGTTCCTGAAAGAAGTGATAGAGTAATAGAAGCAGTAGCATCTGCACCAGTCGTTACTGTTGCGCCTGAAGCATCTTTAATGGTTACGATAGGTTGAGTAGGAAAAGCGACTCCAGCTACACCTGCTGAAGGTTGTGTTGAAAACACTAAGTGAGTAGCGACACCTGCTGATCCAGTAATCACGTAAGCTGCACTTGCGATTGCGGAATTAGCTAGACCTGATTTGGTAGCTAATACCTTAATAGTTTCGCTAGCGCCAACCGAGATCGCTGTTACGTAAGGTGTACTTGAAATCGTAGGAGAGGATCCATCCAATGTATAGAACATTGACGCACCGGCTGTAGAGCAAGAAAGGGTTACAAATTGTGTCCCAGAATAAGTTCCAGCTGGTAAAGAGAAAGTAGGAGTAGCGACTAAAACTACAGTTGCAGTAATGCTGACTACTGATCCGGAAACGGATGTAGATAAAGCTACGGTTCCAGCAGCAATCGCTGTCAGAGTCTTTGTAGCGACAGCTGCAGCAGTATCACTGGCGTTTATAATGACTTCGATACCAGTGAACCCGGCTGGAGCTGGATCAACTACGCTGCCACCTAGAACGCTATACCATACATAATACTTATTAGCGTCTCCGCCGTTGTACAGTTCAACGTATCCGGCTGTTCCAGTTGTAGGGAAAGAACTTCCTGCTGGAGCGCTTAAACTTACTATTTGAGCTTGTGTAACTCCGGAATTTGCCACTTCTAATCCGTAAGTTATTGGCATTCCTACTAAAGATGGAGCAGTTATAGCGTTAGATACTGCGTTTGAAGATGCGATTGCTGCTACGGCGTCTTGAGCTACTTGAGCATTAGCAAAGCCTTGGCTCATATATTGAATATCTTCTGCTGAAAGAATTCCCTTGTTGATCATAGCGGCTTGTAGATTTAAAGCAGCTTGTTGACTACCTAAAGCTATGATTAGTCTATCTAAAGTGAATGTTGATAAAACCGATCCATTTTCAAGAGCGCTAATCAACTCCAACCCGGCTGCTTGGCTAGTTAAAGCATTGATAAAATAATCATTATCGAATTTAGAAATGGCCATGATAGGATCTCCTTGAAAGATCAAAGTAAATTATCGCGTGTTCGCTATCCATAAGATTGGGATAGACAAACGCTTGTACGTATGATATACTATATCAGGAGATCATACTTTTGAAGTTAGTAATAATAAGCGATACTCATACTTTGCATGATCAGATTGAATTACCAGAAGGGGACCTACTAATCCACTGTGGCGATTTCTGTTCCCGTGGCTCTGTCAGAGAGTTAATCCAGTTTAATCAATGGCTTATGAAGCAAGCTCCTAAGTTTAAACACGGAATTCTTATCTCACCAGGAAATCATGACATCTGTATAGAAGAAGATCCAGGAATGGCCAAAGCAGTATTAAGTGCCGCTAAGCTATTGATTCATGAGCAAATTGAAATTGAAGGCATCAAATTCTGGCTATCGCCCTTCCAGCCTGAATTCCACGACTGGAGTTATAACGTGCTCAGAGGTCCTGAGATCGCAAAGAAATGGGCCCAGATACCTGAAGATACCCGGGTCCTTGTAACCCATGGGCCTCCTTATGGTATCTTAGATCAAGCCTATCCAGAAGCTAATAGCGAATTCCTTGGCTGTGAAGAGCTACTTAAGAGAGTTAAACAGTTACCTAATTTAACACACCACTTCTTTGGCCATATCCACGGATCTTTTGGACAAAATTTAATCAATAACATTACTTTTGCAAATGCCTCTCAATTGAACGAGAGATATGAAGTAACTAATAAACCCTTGGTTTTTGACATATGAGGAATAATATTGTGATTACTATTAAAGTAGCAGATAACGGATTTATTCTATCACATACTGTAACGTTCGATAATGATCCGCCCGATCATACTGATTATGTATATCAAAACAACGAGGAAGACGATGGCTTATCGGCAATGGCTGATATGTTAAGAACTATCAATGATCTACTTGGACCAAGTACTTCTAGATATTCCAAAGAACGAATCTACGTCAATATAGAGCCCGGTGACAAGTACGAAGAAACTGATCGTGAATTGTTTAACAAAAGGATCGATGGAGCTTTAAAATGAAAAACGGTCTACATACCGAATCGGGCTCTAAACGCTGGTACTTAAACGGCAAACTTCATCGTGAAGATGGTCCAGCTATCGAATGGAATGACGGTGATAAACGCTGGTACTTAAATGGTATAGCATTAACCGAACTAGAAATCAGACAACTTCAACGCAATAGACAATTCAACGACAATATCAATGAGGCTCTTAAGTGAGAAATGGTCCGGTTTACAATTCTAACGGCAATGTATTCTGGTACTTAAATGGCAAACTTCATCGTGAAGAAGGCCCTGCTATAGAATATGTTAAAGGGAATCGTAAATGGTACCTCTATGGCGTTGAATATACTGAAAATGAACATAAAACTAAAATGCGAACCATCATTTTTAATAGAAACATAGAAAACTCGTTAGATAACGTCGAAGACGACACGGTCATCGAATCCACTGATGAATAGGATTTGACAACCTATTTTACCTATGGTATACTTATACCAGGGATCATAGATCCCAGAAAGTAGTTGTCATGGAAAATGGAGATATCCCACTAGAAATTAATATCAAGAACTTTACAATTACCCTAACTGAAGCTCGTAAAGTGATGCCAGAAATACAGGCTTATAAGTATTTGATATTAGGGAATGTAATACGCCCTGATACTAATGAATTAGTAGAAGCTCGTTTATTAGTTATTCCAGACGAAGGAATTAGTAGCTAATGAAAAAGTCTGTGATTATCATAAAGAAAGCCGAAGAACTTAAAAAGACGACTCCTGTACTGTCTGACACAACTGCTATGTTAGCCGCTAGGCATCTAGTGGATTCTTTGACTGCCAATGGTAAAATTATACCAGGTCCTTATTTCTACTATTTAACTGAAGAGATCAAAGAAGGTTGGGAACCTGAAGATAATGCTCCTTTGACTAGAAAAGTAGAATACTATTACCAGAAAGGTAAGTTATGTATAAAGTATTTAACATAATTGGACTATTGTCCATCACCGTCTTAGTTCTAGCTCCAATATTTGCAATCGCTTTAGAGATAAAAAATGAAGTCAGACGCGCTTTAAGTAGAGATAAAAAGGCCGCTAGTCTAATTATAAGCTTAACTTTTAATACCCTTTTCCTTATAGGATTCTTTCTGTTCTTGTATGAAGTTTACGAATGGTTAGGACATTATGCTTAAGAATTTATTCAAGCTATTAAAGATGTGTTATAATGCCAAAGGCAGCTATAAGCTTCTGATGGCAATTCTGTTAACTGAGTTATCGATGGTAGCTCTCACGGTCGGTCTAAATCAATTTAGACGTATGTTCATGGATTCTTTCCAACAACACAACTTCCAACACTTTTTAGAGGCCATAGCCTTCTTTTCCGCCATGGCAGCAGCTTGGGTTTTGAGCAAAGGTTATAATTCGTACTTTAAAAGAGGCCTATCGTTCATTTGGCGTGAGGCTTTGTATTTAAAGCTTACTTCTGGAGTCTTAAATGAGACGGGAACTAACGAGCAACGATTGACCATGGATTTAGAAGAACTTACAACGATGACCTTGACTTTGGCTACAGCTTGTATCAACGCTTTTATTACCTTACCTATTTTCATATACCTATTAGTCTCCACAGCTAGTCCTTGGTTTTTATTACCAATAGCCATATGGGTAATTGTTGGCAGCCGAATTGCAAAATGGATCGCTCAACCGTTAGTTCAACTTTCCTATGAACAAGAAAGCAGAGAATCAACTCTAAGACAAAAGATACTTACTTGGGATAAAAGTTTCACTAAAGCACCAGTCTTAGATGATGTTAAACAGAACTGGTCCGCTTTAATGATTCGAGCCAAGAAATTAGGTTTCTTTCAGTCGGGCTATTTACAAGCGGCAGTAGTATTCCCGCATTTGCTTCTGGCTAGGCAATATTTCTTTGGGACTCTTTCTTTGGGTGTTCTTTTTGCGACTGCAGATGCCATGAAAGTCATTATTGAATGTTCAGAACTCATTATCGAGAAGCAGGATGATATTTCAAAACTGGAATCAGTGATTAATCGCATAGTCGAAATGGAGACAAAATAATGGCATTAGATAAATTCTTAAAGACACTTCAACTACAAATATCAGATATGGAAAAAGATATTGATACAATGATAAAGAAAATCAATAGCTTAGATCTAGATGAAGAATCGTTAAATGAAGTTCTTACTACGTTAAAACAAACCGCCTCTGATCTTGAAGCTGCAAAATACTTGCATCAAAGACCTCAGTGGCACAAAAGATACTAGGAGCACATATGTATAAATTTATGTTAGCAGCAGTTTTATTAACGTTTACCAGCGCTTGCGCGGTTTCGTATAGTCGCGGATATTCGACTTCTCAATGTTATTACATCTATAAAGATAGCATTAACCGTACGTATTATGCTCAAGGTGGCTTTATAACTCAAGAACAACAAGTCGGCATTTATAACCAATATGCCGCTTGCATGAATGGATATTAGGAGATAATATGATCAGTGTACTTCAAAGGATATTTTACTTAGGCGATGATCGCAGAGGATTAGTGAGTATAACCCCTAGCAAGGAAGATCCGGCTTATTATAAAATCCAGATCGGAGAAGATCCGGCATTAATATATTATATAATGGATTTCTCTGATACTTCATTATTCGAAGCATTAGTTGAATTAGATATTGCAATTAGAGCTAAAGAAAGGTCTATTAAAATATGAAAAAGAACTTAGAAGAATTAAAAGTAACTCTACCAAAAGAGTTAGTCGAACCAGTACTCGTGGCCCGTGATAGGGCGATACAAGTGGCCAGTAGTCATTATTTGAGAAATATCCTTATAGGTACAGCGGTAGTAATCGGCGCTAATATGTGGCTGGTTCAATCAGAAGCCTTTGGTTTCATAGGCGGAATGGCCACTTTGATAATGTTTAGTGCTGGTTATATAGATTCAGTCAAAAACATAGATGATGAAGCTGCCAAGGCTATAGTGGATATGATTGAGGAAGAGTTGAAGAAAGATAAGACATGAATATTGCATAGGAAAATATAAAGCAATCAGTTACTATATTAATAAAATACTTGACAAAATTTAGCTTTTATGTTATCCTATAAATGAGGAGACCTATTTAGGCATATTTTATGAACCGGTCCAATGATAGAGAAGATTTAGTAGTAGTTACAAAAGATAGAGAACGTACTTATGAAGGTACGAGATTACAACCAGCACAAATGCTGTGGCAATGCACGACTCAGAATTGCTTAAGTCCAATTAAAATTCGAAGACGTGGACAATATCAAGATAAACTAATCTGTAATATTTGCTCCAATAGAATTAAAAGCAAAGACCCTATAGTACTCGCTAATAGGGGTAAGGCTATTTCTAAAGCTATAGCCGAGAGAGGTGATCAATGGTCTGTTACAGCTACTAAAAACATGTCTGTTCAAGCTACTAGAGATAAGATTTCAGAATCTGTGACTGATTATATAGCTGAAAATCCTGAAGCAATTGAAATTAGAAGAGAAACTGCATTAAAAAACAACGAAGTTAGCGGTTTTGGGACATCTGAGTTTGGCAAGAATATATGGGATAGCTTGACTGATGAGGAGCGTAAAACTAGAGTAAGCAATGCTTTAACTGAACAAGCGATTTCTCTTCATGATAGACATGTTCGATTGGCTAAACTGAGATTTCCAGATTTTACTGTGTTAACTTTCAACGATGATGGAGTGTATCAATATATGTGTCCAAAAGAACATATATTTTTACAGCGCAGCAATAATTTTATTAAACGCGGTAACTGTCCGTTTTGTACTCCTAAAAGTTCAATGGAAATTAAAGTTTATGACTTTATAAAAGATCTTCTACCTAATATAGAGCGGAACCGTCGTGTTTTATATAGGGACGATACTAAAAATGGGAACAATGCTCTAGAAATAGATTTATACGATGAAGAACGCAAATTCGGAATCGAATTACACGGCCTATATTGGCATCAAGAGGCAGAATCGGACATTTCTATAGGCGTTGACAGATCAAGTCATAGGCTTAAGGCAGAATTAGCCGACAAACATGATATTAAGTTACTGCAGTTTTTTGAAGATGAAATTAATGAACAAACTGATATAGTAGAATCTGTAATAAAAGCTAAATTAGGAATATTTCAACATAAGATATATGCTAGAGAATGTACTTTGAAAGAAGTTGATTATAAAACGGCCAGTGCTTTTTTAAACGCAAATCACTTGCAAGGTCAATGTCGAGGCACGTTACGCCTAGGTCTATGGTATAAGGACGAATTGGTATCTCTACTTACTTTTAGAACTCCTAGAGTCAATGAAGACGAAAAAACAGTAGAGATAGCTAGATTCTGTTCCAAACTAAATTGGAGCGTAGGCTCTGGCTTCGATAGGTTACTGGCCTCAGCTGAGAAAAGTCTAAAAGCTAACGGAATAGATACGATTATGACATATGCAGATAGACGTTATAGTCACGGTGAAGTTTATGAGAGAAATAAGTTCCAATTTGTAGAATTCACAGAACCCGATATGCACTGGTGTAATAAAGAGTCAAGATTTCCTAGGCAGATCTCATGGAAAAAAGGTGACGCAGCTATGAAAGAAGAAGGGTACTGGAAAATTTATGGTACGGGAAATTCTAAATGGATAAAGAAAATATAGGACACCATAAAACAAAAAGCCCAAGGAAATCAATCCTTGGGCTTAATGTTTTTATATTTAACTAACTAAGATTAGTATCCGCCGCCAGTCAATTGTCCTGTAAGATTGTCTAAAAGAACGTTCTTACGAGGTTGGAAAACTGCTAAAGATAGAAATCTGAAGTGCGCTTCGGGAAGCGACAAATCTGCGACTGCAAGCTTTAATTTGCTATAAGGAGCAAGTTGAGCAATACCCATTGTGTTCCCTTGAACCAAGAATCCTGTTACGGAACCTGGGGAGCGAGCACCTAAGTCAGTGAAAGTTACGCCTGTTCCATAAGGAGAAGCGATCTTTCCGATGAATTGAGCACTTGAAGCTGATCCGCCGACTTCTGAACGATAAACGTTGAAGCCCGCTGCCAAAGCTACTGCTGGGATAGCAACAGTTACTTTGTCACCTGCTGCAGCTACCGCTACGGAAACTGCTGCACTTGGAAGAGATTCACCGCGTATGCTGAAAGCAGTTACGAAGTACCAGTAAGTGCCAGCTGCTAACATTGAACCTGCTGCACCTGCATCGGATGGAGTGATTGCACCTGGAGCCGCTGGGGATCCGGAGCGAGCACGAGCTGGTTGTGTTTTTCCAGAAAGGAACCTAGAAGGCTCTAAGGAAACTACAGCTGCTGAAGTCCATTGAGTACGTAAGTGAGCGCCAGTAGCTTCTTGAGCTGAACCAGCAAGCATGATACGTTCTTTAGCGTGTGAGATCTTGTTGTAAGCTGATAGAACGATTGGATCTACTAACAATTTGTCAGCGGCACCCATGTTCATTGCACTTCTTACTGAAGAATCTTCGATGATGGATTGCGTAAGCGTTCCGTCAGCCGAAAGTACTACAGTCAAGCTAGATCCGTATTCAGAGAACATCAAATCTTGGGTGTTTAATTCACCGTCTGATTGACGTACTTGAAGATCTAAGCCGATCATGTTAGGCATTTTAGCGATTGCAAGTGGGTTACCATCGAATACGCCTGCGTTTGAGAAGTCAGATTGTCCACGGAACAAGTCGAATTCTACGTCACCGCAAAGTTTCATTGCAGCGTCAGCAGCTGAACGATCTTCCGCTTTTACGCCATCAAGTGTAGCTACCATGTTGGAAGCAACAGTTACGCGACGTGTCGTGGAGTAGTAAGCCATAGGCACTACAGCACGGACGAAATTACTTGTATCCTCTTCGCCGATCCCGCCTTCAAATTGAGCGGATCCACCGAAGATACCATAATCAAGTTGTCTGTCGAATTGATGTAATTGCGACTTAACAGCCTTGCTAGTTAGCATCTTTTGTAACTTGATGTGTGAATCATCAAAAGTCACATTGTGCATGATTGGGGAAAGATCTTCGATCATCAAGGCAGCGCCTTGTACTAATTGGCCTGGAGCTGCATTGTAAGAACCAGCTTCCAAAGCCTTCATCAGTGATTGCATTTGTTCAGTATACATAAGGTATTATCTCCTAGTTAAAGTCTCTTACTTGAGTAAGTGACTGATACTTGTTAAGCTTGCACCGTCAAGGTAGTAAGCGTTGATTAATTCTCTATCAGACTTCGATAAACTTGGTTCTGAAGATTTTTTGGTTAATATGGTCGTAATTTCTGTTTTGGATAAGGTAGCTACTTCTTTAGTTTCTTCACTTTTGGTGATAGAATCCAATCGAGTAATGGCCTTACTTTGAGGGGCTGCCTTGGAAGCTTGTCCCTTTAACCATTCAGTTATTACATCCAAGTTCTTCTTAAGTCCATCTCTTTCAGCTTTAAGGGCTGCGATTTCAGACTTTTGAATTTCAGGCTCGGAACCAATATCCTTAGACTTTTCATGCAACTCTTTGTGGGAGATTTCATGTTTATCATGAGGCTTGAGTTCGGTCGGTTTTTCAACCTTCTCCATCTCTTTTGGTTCTTTTAAAGCACCTTTGATAGCTTCTTTCTTCTCGTGGTGCGCCTTAGTTTCTTCTTCTTCTTTGCCGTGATGATGTTCTTCTTCAGCTTCTTCTTTGCCGTGATGATGTTCTTCTTCAGCTTCTTCTTTGCCGTGATGCTCTTTTTCTTCTTCGAGATCATGGCAAGTAAGTCCATGGTGTTCCATGGCTTTCTTTAAAGCGTGATGGTGAGCGTGGATCTCACCTTTATGCATGCTCATATACATTTTATGCATATGTTCCATGTCTTCATCATCATAGTCATGCTCTGGGCTTTCTTTATGCTCTTCAGATTCCTTTTCTTCATGATGAGCTTTTTTGTGCTCTTCATGATGCTTAGGTTCTTCTTTAGCATCTTTATGCTCAGGTTCAAAGTGTTCCTCAGCCTTAGCGAGGTGGGCGGTGAATTCCGCTTCCACACTTTGAATTAGCTTTGCTAGTTCAGTCTCAGTGTAATGCATGGTTTATACTCCTTCCAAGTGTTAAAATTAAACGCCCTTGGTTGGGAAATATAGCTCGTCAATGTCTGCAGCAGGAGCGCCAGCAGCAACTGCAGCGTTAAGAGAAGCTTCAGTTACAGCGGTTCCGCTAGCGATTTCAAACAATTCAAATTCAACACCAGTCTTGATTGATTCAGCTGAAGCGATTGCGATATCCGAAAGTAAAGGCCATGGCTTGTTAGCTGTAGCTGTTAATTCGAAAGCGAATTGTAATAGATGAGGAGCATATGCGAAAGTGCTACTTCCGAAAATGTCTGGAGAACCAGCATCTACACCGATAATTCTGATAAGAATAACTGGTGAACCTTCAGATTCAGTTCCTGCATGGCTTAAGAAAAGCATTGGCCAGCCAGCGCTGTCGAAAGAGTGACGAACGAATGAAAGACCAGCTGCGGCTGCTGGAAAACGGATTGCTAATTTATCGCCTAGATCTCTTGCTAGAGCTATGGCTTTTGCTGTACTCTTCATATAAATACCTCTAAGTATAGGGTTTATGGTTAATCTGTGTACATTTTCAATACTACTAATGTACTATAATCAATGTTTGGAACATGTTAGAAGATCCTGTGTTATTTCAAAGAATTACAATGATTATCAATATGAGTTTTAACCTTATATAATCCACTACAAGTCAGTGATATAGTTATGTAAGAGTTTTATACAAAGCAATCTTAATGCTGAGGATTATACAAAATGGCTACTAAAATTCAAGGCATTGCGGCCAGTGAGAACATCGATAGTTCAGGAGAAGTGCTCTTAATGTCCGGATTGGATATTACATCTTTGGATAAAGATGGTACTTTAAACTTTGAACACAAATCCGATCTTCCTGGGCAAACTGTAGGTAAAATCCTAACTGCTAAGAAAATAATGACCGAAGACGAATGCTCCTCAGATAATGAGAAATTCTTCTGGTCCCAATGTCAAGTTCCCTTTCTTTATATTACTGGCGAATTATTTGACGATTATAATGAATCAGCAAAAGATATTGCCGGTCTATTTATGTACTCTGCCGCTAATTCCCATGAACATGATATCGTTGGCTTTTCAATCGAGGGAGCTAAGATAGATAAGAATGGAATGTACATCACAAAATCTATCGCTCGCAAAGTCACTATCACTGTAACTCCTTGTAATAAAGCAGCTATTGCTAAATTAATGCCAGAAAATAAACCTGTAAAAGATTCTATGAATGATCTTTTTGATCAAGATATCTTTAAATCCGAATCTTCGATTGCCATCCAATTACTTAACGCAGGAACTACCATGGAAAAAGCCGACAAATTCAGTAAACGTCCCTACGACCATACTTCCACTGGCAAACCGATCCATATCAATTTTGAGCATCCTGCTCACAAAGATTTCACTCCAGCTGAACATCATGAAGCTGCAGCAATGCACGCCGATTACGCTAGCGGACATGGAGTCGCCCACTTAGCTCCGGCCTCTCATATCTCCGATATGCACACTGCTGAAGGTAAAAAACATACCGAAGCTGCTAATATGAAGAAAGCTGAACCAGCAGCACCAAAAGCTCCTAAGCCGGTCGGCACTCCTATACCTTTTAATACTGAAACAAGACAAAAGATCAAAGCTCCAGAAGGCTGGCAAGGCACTTTGGTGCAAACTAAAGGCGGCAATGCTGCAGCTCATTATGAGCACCCAATGATGGGGACTGTTTCAGTTATGAAAAATCCTGAAACTAATAAGTTTGACGTTAAACATGCCGGTAACTATGCTGGAGTCGGCGGAGTTTCTGGTCATGGACACGCAGATGCGAAAAGTGCTAGCGCTCATGCTCATAAATACCTAAGCGGTTTAAACGCCGGTACTACTGGCGGCAACAGATCGTTTAACATGCCTTCTCAAGGAGCTTCCGGAGCCCCTAAGGCTGGCCAGAAAGAGATCAAGAAAGCTTTGACTGCCGGATCTGGAAACGTCGCTCCTTCTCAATTAGCTGGCGGTGCCGCATTAGTGAAGGAAAGTTTGGATAGTGGTAAGAAAAAATGGTCCAAACGTGCCAAGGAAGAATACAAGGTTTGGGGCAAGAAAGAAGAATTCCGAGATTTCATGCACAAAAGAATGCCTAACTTAACTTTAGGCGAGATCGATTCTATTGGTTCAGTTATTGCTATGAATAAATCCTTAAAAGCAGAAAAGATCCTAGCAAAAAGTATGCCTAAGAAACCTAAGAAATAGTCCATGATATAGTATAGTATGATAACTATAGCGTGTAGACCTGTATTGGACCGAGTTTATCGTGTTTTAGAATGGGATGGACGCTTTAAAGATCGTACATTTAGTGAAGAAGAAATCAAAGATACTTTTGTTTTAAACACAATGCGCTCTGGCGGCTTTTTTACTGTGACTATTGATTACTATGACTGCCAGTTTGTAACTAGTTTTATTGAACATAAAATCATACAGGTGCAAGAACAGTTTAAAATTCCAGCTAGCATCATAATGGATTACCGGACTCATTTGAGACTTAGTGCTTATTGCTCTTTTCTGGCCAATAAAGATAGCATTGAATTATTGGATATCTATGAAGATTTACCTATTCACGTTATAGATAAAAGCTCAGTCCGTGGTAAGGATGCCACTGATTTCATTGCCATCGGTTTAGATTTTGATAGTAGTAATATCTATGCTAATTATGTTTAAGTCTCTGCCGGAAACTATCAAATAGTGACAGTATGTGGCTTTTCTTGTAAATGTCCTAAATAGATATTTTAATGTCCTATTTATGTCTTTAGTGTCCTATTTAGGACACATGTGTTTCGTGTAAAATAACCATTGACATATTACTTAGCTATGTTATACTGATACTGATGGAAAAAATAACTAAAGTAGATACCTATAGAGTGGATTTAAAATGTACTGTCTGCTTAGAAGGCGATATGCAGTATCTAAAAGAGAGTTGGGGTGATGTAAATCTGACTTATCTGCATGCCTGCGATAGATGCCATGAGACCGGTTTATCAGATAGAGCTTATCCTTATATCGAACATATAAACCAATATTCCGCTTCCGGTGTAGAATGATATGGAACTGTTAATGATTAAAAGACTATTAGAAGGGACTGACATATGGAAGAAATGAAGTTATTTAAAGTATCCTATGCTGATGGTAGTGAACTTTTTATAGTTGAGAAAACCTCTAACTTAGCTCTATCCCATGGCGATAGCAAGGAATTAGAAGTTATCCACGAAACTACTCGGATATCAGTAGAGCAGATATGTACAATGGATTCCATTTTTAACATGAAGATCTTTATAGATAAAGAAAATGCTAAGTTTATCATACCACGTCCTAAAGGGCGAGATTTGAGCAAAGTAACTGACGAACCTCTGTATGGAGAATTTCTCACCCTCATAGGACCAAACGAGCACGGTGGATATCGAACCTCATCCGGTAATACTAAAGAATTCGTAAGCAGTACATATTTTAAATACTCACCAATGACTGATGAAGATCTCGAAGACTTATTGGGCTACGAAGTATTGTCTGTCAAGGAATAAAGTACCTATGTCCGCCAGCGGGCACCTCTTTGCAATCTAAATGGACCCAATGACTACCGGGCGGATTGTCCTCCATGCGCATGTCCCATGCGACTAACATGCTAGAGTCCATAATCATTTTCCTGGCTGTATCACAGTCTACTGAGACTATGTTGAAGTCCATCGCGGAACCGACTGAGTGCATTGAATGAAGAGCTCCTCCTATCTCTTGATTATACTTCAATGGCCTATAAGTAACGTGAACATTAACAGATTGTCCAAACCAAGCTCTAACTTGATCCATTTTATTACATAAAGCTACTAGATTAGCTTTTATCTCATCTGTTAACCCGTCGGCTTCTGTGGCCATGCGTCCCCATGTTGGAAGCCACAAACATTCGCGTACGCTAAAAAAGGAACTAACCATACATTTTTCATCTTCCCAATTAATCATAGAACCTCTCTATACTATATCATTGACCTGAGACCTAAAGTGTGATATAGTATAATTGAGGCTCTAAAATGAAAGAAAGCTTTTTCACCGAAAACGGACTTCATATTGATGAACACGACGTTAGAACCTGGTACTTAAACGGCGAACTTCACCGCGAAGATGGTCCAGCGGTAGAGTTTCCCGATGGTGAGACATTCTGGTGGGTAAACGGCTATCCTTACACCGAAGAAGAATTCAAACAATATCAACGTACTAAACAGTTCAACGAGAACATGAGCAAAATTCTAGAGGAATAAATTTATGCTAACAGCAATTGGCGATGTAATGAGAAAATGTCATGAATTAGGCTATACTAAAGTAGATGACGTTTTATATTCCGAAGCAGAATATGTTCAATATTTAAGAAATAAACAGTTCAATCAATCAATTGAGGAAGCTCTAAAATGAAAAACACTCTACTCGATCTAAGAATTGGGAATCCCACATTCCTAGAAGCTTATTGGGTAAATCGTTTCGACATCACCTTCTCTTCCGGTGAATTCATGTCGTATCCAAAGTCAGCTATAACAGCTTCATTGATTGAGCCAATTAAAGAACTACATAGGAAAATAGGCAATGCCAAAATTACTTCAGATACTAGATTGGTAGTCGGCAATGGCGCAACTCAAATCCTACAAGCCGCTATGTATGCAATGGGTAAAACTCATAGTAGGATATATTTTGAGCCACCACATTTCCATAAATTCCCCCATTTTGTAGATCTATCAACTTGCGGATTGAAAAATACAGATATAGACAATATTAGCTCCAAGGATTCAGAATTAGTGGAACTCATTACAATTCCAGGGAATCCAGATGGAAATTGTGAAGTTAGACCAGTGTCCATTAACTCGGCTAAGATATTTGATTTATGTTATAATTGGCCTACTTACGTTAATGAGGTAATGGAATTTGACGAAGATATAATGGTATTCAGCTTATCTAAAGCTACTGGACACGCTGGAACTCGTATAGGTTGGGCTTTAGTCAAAGATCCTATCATAGCAGCTAATATGGCTTTTTTCGTAGAACATCAAACATCAGGCGTAAGTAAGGATTCTCAAAACAAAGCTGCTAAAGTTATTCAATATCTATTAGATCTGCCAGCTGGAATCGAATCTTGCTTTGAATTTGGCAATAAAGTATTAACAGAACGCCGCAATCAATTAGATTCTGTTTTCTTTGACACAGATATCCAATCTATTGCTAAAAACGGTATGTTTGCTTATATTAAAGGCGAAAATCTAGAGGAAAGATTACTTGAGATGGACATCTTAGGTAGTAGTGGAACTCAATTTGGTGGTGATGAATCTTGTAGGCGGTTGAATTTAGCTTGCTCTGATAAGGAATTCGAAGAACTTATCTACAGATTGAGAAAGAATCTATAACTAGCAGGCGCTCTTACCACAGCCGCAAGTTCGTTTAGCGTTTGGATTTGAATAACTAAAACCGTGTCCATTTAAGCCGTCAGAGAAATCTACAGTTGTTCCTTGTAGGAATTCCAGACTTTTGTAATCAACGACTAGTTTAAAGCTATCAATAAACTCTAAAGTGAAATCTTCAAGCCCGAAATCTTCATCTGGTACTATTGCCATTTGATAATTCATTCCTGAGCATCCACCACCGATCATGGACATCCTTAGACAGTATCCCTCGAATATCATACTAGCTATTTTATTTCCAGCTGTTTCTGTGAAATAGATCATTTCAAGGCCTCATTGATATTGTCGTTGAATTGTTTAGTACGTTGAAGTTGATTGAATTCTTCTTCGGTAACTTCTTCACCGTGAAGGGACCATACTTTTTCACCATTAGAATACTCTATAGCGGGACCGTCTTCGCGATGAAGTTTGCCTTCTAAGTACCAGAAGTTAGAACCATCGTAACGTTCAATGGCTGGACCGTCCTTGCGATGTAATTTATCGTATTGACGCCATTCTTTGTTACCATTGTCACCCCGTTCGACAGCTGGACCGTCTTCGCGGTGAAGTTTGTCGTTTAAATACCATTCTTTAGTTCCGTTAGCCCATTCGATAGCTGGACCATCTTCGCGGTGGTATTTACCATTTAAACACCAGTGTTTAGAGCCGCCGTCAGCCCATTCTCCGGCTGGACCATCTTCACGGTGAGAAACATTATTCTTGTACCAGAATTTATTACCGTATTCATCGATAGTTAATCCGTCTTTCATTTTAAAGCCTCGTTAATACTGTCGTTGAACTGTTTATTTCTTAAATATCCAGAGAATTCTTCTTCGGTAAGCTCTCGGTTGTTTAAAAACCAAACATTGTTGCCATCCAGTCTGACTATAGCAGGTCCATCTTCGCGGTGAAAGCCACCGTTCAAATACCACCACAATTCTCCATCATTCCACTCAACAGCCGGTCCGTCTTCGCGGTGAAGCTTATTGTCGAGATACCAG